TTTACAATATGAGAATTGGTTTTACCTGTAGCACATTTGACCTGCTACATTCTGGTCATATTATGATGCTGAGAGAAGCAGCAAGCACTTGTGATTATCTTATCTGTGGTCTACAGATTGATCCATCGAATGACAGAGCAGGCAAGAACAAACCACTGCAAAGCATTGTAGAAAGATATACACAACTATCCGCAGTGCAATATGTTGATGAGATAATTCCATACGAATGGGAACATGACTTAGAAGACATTCTTCAGTCATATCCTATCAATGTTCGTATCTTGGGAGAAGAGTATAGAGATAGGCAGTTCACAGGCAAAACGTTCTGTGAAACCAATGGTATTGAACTATACTACAATAAACGCAAGCATAGGTTTTCATCATCAGAACTTAGAGACAGAGTTGATAATAGTCATTTTTTATCGGAAGGCTGCTAGACTATGAACATCGATGATATTCATATAGAGTGGGAACAAGACACTGATATGGACCCAGCGAATCTGACAAACGAAGCAAGAAAAATTCCAAAACTCCACGCCAAATATTATCGATATTATACATTTGAGCATAGTGTGAAGCGTAAACTAGAAGCAGATTTAAAGCGTCTTAATGTTTTGAGAACAGAATGGTATGACGGCTCAATGGCTGAAGAAGACCTGAAAGAACTGGGTTGGGAACCAAATCTCAAACGTATTCCTAAAGGTTATGCTAAAGACGTTCTTAATGGAGATTCTCTTATCATCAAAATGAAGTTAAAAATTGGTGACCAAGCAGAGAAGGTTGAACTATTAGAGAACATTATTAAGAGCATAAATAATAGAGGATTTTTGATTAAATCAATGATCGACTTTGAACGCTTTAGGACTGGAGCGATGTGATGTGGAGAATATGGCTATACGCCATAGGTTCATTCAGTGATGAGAAGACTAAACCTTATGACAACAAAGTAGGGCTAATTCGCACATTCTGGATTTGTCTGCATATCACCACCTGCTTCGCCATCATCATAGGAAATGGTAGGACAATGGGATTTTGGTAGATACTGTCAGAATAGAAAAGGTAAACGAAGTCTTTCTTCGTATTGATGCTGAAGCATCTATTATCATGGAACTCAGTGATTATTTCACATTTGATGTGCCAGGTGCAAAGTTCAGCCCTCAATACAAAGCAAAGTTTTGGGACGGCAAGATACGTCTGCTCAATAACATGACTCGACTTCTCTATGCTGGTCTATTGCCTTATGTCGTATCGTTCTGTGATGATAGAAACTATAAATGTATCGTATCAGATGATTTCAAACCAATTGCAAAATATGGTGAAGAATCTGGGTATGCTTTAGCAGACCTACTCAATTCACCATACGAACTAAGAGATTATCAAAATGATGCATTTGTAGAGTGTCTCAACTCAGAGCGTAAACTTTTATTATCGCCTACAGGTAGTGGTAAGTCGTTTATCATTTACTTGCTCACACGATGGCATTTAGCACAAAATAAAAGAGTGCTAATCGTCGTACCGACAACATCTCTTGTTCATCAAATGGCATCAGACTTCGTTGAATATAACAACAATAAGCCAATGGACATACACAAGATTATGGCTGGTGCTGAGAAAGATATAGATAATAGTATCGTGATCACAACATGGCAGTCAATATACAAGCTAAAGAAGCCGTGGTTTCAACAGTTTGATGTTGTGATTGGTGATGAAGCACATTTGTTTAAAGCAAAGTCTTTAACTACAATATTATCAAAAATGGATGATTGCAGATATCGTTATGGTTTCACTGGTACGCTTGATGGATCGCAGACACATAAATTAGTGCTAGAAGGCTTGTTTGGTACAGTAAAGCAAGTTGTCAGCACATCAGAATTGATGGATAAAAATATTCTAGCAAACTTAGAGATTAAGGGTGTTGTGTTAGAGTATCCTGAAGCCACAAGAAAGCTAATGCGTAACAAGACATATCAAGAAGAGATTGATTTTATCGTTACGAATGAAGCACGAAACAAGTTCATTCGCAATCTTGCATGGAGTCTCAAGGGTAATACGCTGATACTCTTTCAGTTCGTTGAGAAGCATGGCAAGTTGTTACATCCAATGCTTCAGTCAGATGATAGAGAAGTACATTTCGTATACGGTGGAGTCGATTCAAATGAGAGAGAGAATATTAGAAGGCTTGTTGAGGAGTCTAGCGATACTATTATCCTTGCCAGTTATGGTACTTATTCTACTGGTATCAATATACGCAATCTTCACAATATTGTTTTTGCGTCTCCTTCAAAGTCTAGGATTCGTAATCTTCAATCTATCGGCAGAGGACTTAGAACGCATGAGAGCAAAGAGAAAGCCACCCTATACGATATTGTAGACGACCTTTCACACAAAAAGAAAAGAAACTTTGCGCTGAAGCATTTTATAGAAAGAGTAGATACATATTCAAAAGAGGGTTTCAATCTAAAACTATATAACGTAGATATAAAGGGATAGCCATGCTACACGTTTTCAAATTAATAAGCGGAGAAGACGTTTTCGCTTGGGTTAGAGATGAGAGCGAAACAGGTTTCGTCATTGAAGACCCATGTACTGTTCTCTTTAATCCAACCAATGGAATTCTTTTAAAACACTGGATGAGTCTAACTGAAGACAACGTTACATATCTGCCTAAGTCAAACATTCTTTCTGATTTGGGTAAAGCGAACGACCTTGCTGAATACTACTATCATACATATATGTACGAAGCAAAGAAGATAAATGCTGATGCTCTTGAGTCTTATCATGATAGTGTGAAAGAAGCAGATTCATTAGTGGATGATTTCTTTGTAAATACTGTTCCACCTAACAGAAAATATTATAATTAATCTAATGTTTCAATTGAGCATAAAAGCTATTATACAGCATTTGAAAGAAAAGTAAATACTTTTTTGACATTTTTATTATTTATTTTAGGTTGACATTCATATCGTTTTCGTATATATTATGGTTATAGATTGAATTTAAGTGGACACAAAAAATGGCTAAAAGCAAGAATCAGTACATCGACAACAAGAAGTTCTTCGAAGAGATGGTGAAGTATCGCCAATCTCGTATCGATGCTGAAGAATCGGGAGAAGAACGTCCAATCATTCCTGACTATATTGGACGCTGTATGATGGATATCTCAACGAGACTCTCATACAAACCTAACTTCATCAACTACCCATTTCGTGAAGAGATGGTTGCTGATGGGATTGAGAATGCTATTAGAGCGCTCAATAACTTTGACCCAGCAAAGTCAGCAAATCCCTTTGCATATTTCACTCAAATCATCTACTATGCGTTCCTTCGTAGAATTACAAAGGAGAAGACGTTGCTGTATACAAAGCAGAAGATGTATACGTCTATGGCAGTGATGGGTGAATTGTATGACGATGCTTCTGGTACAGATTTGTCTAACAGCCAGAGTTCATACGCCACTGAGTATATGAACGATTTTGTAACTGAATATGAGAAGAATCTAGAGAAGAAGAAGGTGCTTAAAGTAAAGAAAAAGAGCGGTATTGAATTGTTTTATGATGACGAAGATGAGGAAGAAGAATGAAAATTGCTATCGTAACTGATACACATTTTGGAGTTCGTAATGATAATCGCATTATTGCTGACCATATTAATTCTTTTTTTGATAAGCAGTTTTTTCCGTACATTGATACTATGGGGATTGATCATATTATTCATCTTGGCGATGTGTGTGATCGTCGAAAGTATATTAATTTCGTCACTAGTTCCCAGTTAGAAGAGCATCTAATCAAACCAATTCATAATCGTGGTATCAACACTGATATGATTATTGGCAATCATGACTGTTTCTATAAGAACACCAATGAGATTAACAGTATGCGGCAGTTGTATGGGCATTCATTCTATAACTTCAACTGCTACTGGGAGAAGCCTGTAGAGAAGAATTATGATGGGTTGAAGGTGCTTCTTGTGCCTTGGATTTGCGATGAGAACTATGAAGTAACAATGGAAGCGATTGAGAAAACAGATGCTCAGATTCTTATGGGACACTTTGAGATACAAGGATTTGAAATGTATCGAGGTGCAATTAACCATCACGGACTTAGTAAAGATATTTTTAGTAAGTTTGATATGGTACTGTCTGGTCATTTTCATCATAAGTCTACCCATAGCAATATCTCATATCTAGGCTCTCCATATCAAATGACTTGGAGTGACTACAATGATCCTCGTGGTTTTCATGTGCTAGACACTGAAACACGAGAGTTAAAGTTCATTCCAAATCCTTGCTACATCTTTCACAAACTATGGTATGATGATACTGATATGTCCGTCAATGACATTACAGACTTAACGTTTGAAAAAGAGTTGACAAATAGCTATGTGAAGGTTATAGTAAAGAATA